TAATAATGTAGGAATTGGTTTACCGTTTGAAAAAACTAAATTAACTACTGCTTTTGCTCCAAATAATTTTTTGTTAACTAAAACATATGGTATTGCTCCTTCTAATACAACATTAACCGTTAGATATTTAACAGGAGGTGGAGTTAGCTCAAATGTACCCGCAAATGATTTAACAGTCCTATCAGGTACAACCACTTTTATAAATAATAATTTAAATTCTGTTACAGCAAATACAATATTTAATTCATTAGCTATAACAAACCCAGAGGCAGCAGACGGAGGAGGAGATGGAGATACAATAGAGGAAATAAGACAAAATTCCTCAGCAAATTTTGCTTCTCAATTGCGTAACGTAACTCAAGATGATTATTTAGTTAGAACATTATCGTTACCATCCAAATATGGAGTAATATCTAAAGCATTTGTTGAACCCACTAAAATAAGCTCCTTATCCTCAGGTGAATCACAATCCATATTAGATCTGTATGTATTATCCCTTAATGCTGAGGGACAATTAGTTACAGCATCTAATGCTTTAAAACAAAATCTAACTACTTACTTATCCCAATACAAAATGATTGGTGATTCTGTAAATATTATAGATGGTTTTATTGTTAATATTGGAGTCGATTTCGATATAATAGTATTACCTGATTATAATAGTAATGAAATTTTAACTAATTGTATATTAGCTTTACAAAATTATTTTGCTATAGATAAATGGCAGATTAATCAGCCTATTATTTTAAGAGATATTTATATCTTATTAGATAATATTGAAGGTGTACAAACAGTTAAAAATATAAATATAGTTAATAAAGTAGGAGAATATATAGGATATTCCCCCTATTCATATAGTATTGAAGCGGCTACTGTTTCAAATGTTATTTATCCTTCATTAGATCCTATGATTTTTGAAGTAAAATATCCTAATACCGATATTCAAGGAAGAGTAGTATCTTTATAAAAATAAAATGGCAGTATACAAAATATTCCCAACAGCAGATTCCTCAATATATTCAGGATACCCCTCAATGAATACAGGGTTAGATGAAATATTAGAGGTATCAACTAATTTTAAATCAGGACCTTTAGAATTAAATGGTGAATTACCCCAATCCATAAGATCTTTAATCAAATTTGATCCTTTAGAAATATCATCTGTTTTTTCTGATCTAATTGGAACTAGTAGTTGGTCCTCTAATTTAAGATGTTTTAATGCTTATGCCGAAGGATTATCAAATACTACTACTTTAGTAGTTAATGCTTTATACCAAAATTGGGCAATGGGATCAGGCCGTTATTTAGATAATCCTGAAACTCAAAATGGAACTTCTTGGATTTGGACAAACTATTTTGGGGGAGAAAAATGGACTACTTCAAGTTTTGATTTCGATACTACTGGATCTTATAATTTATCTACTAATCCATCCTCTGAGGGTGGAGGTGTTTGGTATATAAATAATGAAGCATCACAATCTTTTGATTATTATTCCGATTTAGATATTAATGTAAATGTAACCAATATTGTTACTAATTGGTCTTCCAGTAACTTTAATAATTATGGATTTATTATAAGACCATCAGCATCACAAGAATTTCTTACAAATACAAATGAGCAATTTACATTAAAGTATTTTTCTAGAGATACTCACACCATTTATCCTCCTCAATTAGAGTTTAAATGGCAGGATTCAGTATATAATACAGGAAGTTTATCTTTATTAACTACCACCCCCGCTACTATTGTATTAGCTGAAAATCCGGGCGTATTTTACCCGTCTTCTATCAACGTATTTCGCGTTAATTCACGTCCTACATACCCTCCGCGAGTATGGCAGACAGGTTCATACTATACAACTAACTACGCATTACCTGAGAATTCAAGTTGGGCATTAAAAGATTTAGACACAGATGAATACGTTATTGATTTTGATTCTACTTATACTAAATTAAGTTGTGATTCAACAGGTAGTTTCTTTGTGATGTATATGAATGGTTTACAACCTGAGAGATATTACAAAATATTAATTAAAACTATTGTTAATAATAATACAATAGTATTTGATGATGATTATTACTTTAAAGTAATTAATGGCTAAAATAATTTTAAATAAAGAAACCTTAAATAAGAATCAATACCAAAAGGTAATTGATACTTCTTTTACTCAATTGGTTCAACCAACTCCGGTAACTCCAGAGAGTATCCCTTCTATATCAGTGGCCGAATTTTTTAATAATTATCAAGAAATATTCTTTCAGATACCTAAGTTTGGTAGTATAAATTCTCATGAGTATATTATTAAAACAAGTCAGGAATATTTAGGAAGCGACCCTTTAACAGATAGTACTATTCAAGCATTGATTGAAGAGATTACCCAATTAAGACAAGAAAATTTAGAATTCCAACAACAAATAATTTCAGGAACTATACAATAGATGGCCGAAATAATAAACATACAAAATCTAGATCCAAACACATTTGAATTTCAAGAATATTCTGTAGAGGATACCTCTCTGATTACCTCAAATGTTTTTGAAACATCGTTTAATCCGAAATCAGATTATATTGAATATATTATATATGATTTAAATAATAATATTCTATTTTCTAATGAAATTGGTTACCCTAATTATACATTAGAGGATAATCAATTATTTATAGATCCTGTTACCAATTTAACCTCTACAGGATTTACTGAAGGAGAATATAATACTTTATATAATTTTTATACCCCTAAATTAGGTTCTTCTTTTTTAAACAAATACTACATAGATGAGATATCATCAGATAGAACTGAAATAAGATTAAATACTACTTCTATTCCAAATGAAGAAGTTATTTCTACTACAAATGAATTTATTTCTCAAATACAAAATTCTACTAATAGTTATTTAGATTTTTATTTAAATTTTGGTTCAAACCAACAAATTATAGCAAATAATGTTTTATTAGATACATCTAATCCTAATGATCCTACTGTTTTAATAAAGTTGTATGAACCTTTACCTATTGAATTACCACTAAAAACGGAATGTTGGGTAGTAGAAAAAGTAGCAGAATCGATTGCCTATAATATCTCTTTATTTCAAACATTTGATATAGAAGATGAAAATATTAAATTAAAAGGTCCCAACTTAAACATTGGGATAAAAGATCAGATAAATAATACTACAGAATATGTTTCTTATAATACCTTATCTAATAATATAAACCAACAAGGTACAGGAAGTTTTACATATCAAATAAATAGTTTATTGGCCGAAAAAGGTATTGAGATAAACGTTGATTATACCGATTATTCTAATTTTGTTTATATGTCTTCGGCACAAACAAGATTAGAGAATTTTTATTATAAATTATCATTAATCGAAACATATCAAGCTAGTTCCTCTTTTTCCTCTGGAACACCCTCAAATTATTATGTTTCTTCTTCTAATATTATTTGGCAAAATAAAATAAATGAAATAATAACTAACTTTGATGGTTATGAATATTATTTGTATTATGAATCGGGTTCTAAAGCATGGCCTAAAACCAATTTATCTCCCCCCTATACAAATGCTGGGGCTAATTCGGTAGCAGGTTTAGCATTTTTAACCTCTCAATCAATTAGTGCTTCTTTTTATGATGATGAGAATGATAATGCTTTAGTTGATTCTATTCCTACTTATTTAAGAGAAGATCCCAACAATTCCCAATACGAATTATTTGTTGAAATGTTGGCTCAAATGTTTGATAACATTTATATCTATATAGGAGATGTTACTAGCAAATACAATGCTGATAATAGACTTGATTATGGGGTATCAAAAGATTTAGTAGCAGATGTTTTACGAGATTTAGGTATTAAAATATACCAAAATAATTTTTCATCTAACGATTTATACTCAGCATTACTTGGCTTCACAAATTCATGTTCTTTATTTAATATACCTAATGCTAGTACATTACTACCTCCCCCTATCGGATCAGAGTTTATAAATACATTTATAACAGCATCATCAACGTCTTCTCTATCCCCTGTAGATGATTTAAATAAACAAATATATAAACGCATATACCATAATTTACCTTATTTACTTAAGAAAAAAGGTACGATAGCTGGATTACGTACTTTAATTAACATTTATGGTATTCCTGATACTATTTTACGTATTAATGAATTTGGTGGTAAAGATAAAAATGTTAATACTTGGGATTATTGGCAAAATGAATACGATTATGCTTTAAAATCTACCGGTTCATATTATATTTCATCTTCGTTTAATTTAAATTCAACTTGGGGATCAGCAAATAATGTTCCTAGTGCGATTGAATTTAGATTTAAAGCCGAATCAATACCCCCAACCCATGCATCTCAAAGTCTATGGTATACTGATAAAGGATTAGGAGTATTTTTAGAATATACAGGCCCAGGACTAACAACTGGCTCTTATTTAGGTTCTCCTATTAATCCCAATTATCAATACGGAAATTTAAAGTTTATTTCTGGAACTAATTCAGCAAGTGTTTATTTACCTTTCTTCGATGGTGGTTGGTGGTCTGTTTTAGTAAATAGTGGAAGTAATGGATATGAATTGTATGCTAAAAATAGTATATATTCTGGAAATGATGGTAATATTTTAGGATATCAAGCATCCTCTTCATTAAATATTCCAACACTATGGAGTGCTAGTACAGCAATTTATTTTGCCTCCTCATCAGCAAACCATAATGGTTTATCAGGTTCTTTACAAGAAATCAGATATTACACTCAACCACTTTTAGAAAATAGTTTTAATGATTATGTGATGAATCCTTCATCCATAAAACAAAGTCAATATTTGGCTTTTAGAGCATCTTTGGGTGGTGAATTATACACTGGATCTAACTCTATTCATCCCAAAGTAACAGGATCTTGGGTTAATACATCCTCATTTGCTGGAGGTAATACTTTTTATATTAGTTCAAGTCCTATTTATATTCCTAATACAGAAATTAATTTCTATGACCAACCAGCAGTTGGTATAAAGAATGCTGTATCAAATAAAATAAAACAAACTAATACTATTTTACCATTTACCTCTAATGTAGATGATAATATTCCTCCGAATCAAACCTTATCTCCTTTTATATCCATTCAACAAAACCCCTCTATAAGTTCCTCTTATACTAGAGATATAGATTATTTAGAGGTTGCTTTTTCTCCTCAAAACGAGATAAATGAGGATATAATGAGTACCTTTGGTTATTTTAATATTGGGGAATATATTGGAGATCCAAGACAAATATCTTCAACCTCAACCAGTTATCCTGATTTAGATGCTTTAAGAGACGAATACTTTAAAAAATATACCCATAATTATAATATTTGGGATTATGTAAGACTTATTAAATATTTTGATAATTCTTTATTTAAGATAATTAAGGATTGGACTCCCGCTAGAACATCTTTAGCCACAGGGGTGGTAATTAAACAACATTTATTAGAAAGAAATAAATACCCTGTTCCCCAAGTAGAATACACTCAATCTTTACTTACAGCATCAATTGATATGTACGAGGTTACAGCCTCTAATGCTGGTGGATTAAATATTACCTCTATTGTAACCCAAAGTTGGGCAGGAGCTTATCCCTCTGTAAGTGGTTCTATTCCTTTTACTCAAAATACAGAGGATGAATTTTTTAATGGGGAATTTAGTGGATCATTTATTGAGGTTACTAATGGTGAATTAAATGATTGTAATGTAGAATTAGTAGAGACTTTTACAATATCCCCATTATCTTCTACAGGTGATTATGTTTCCCCAAATACAACATTTATACCTTATTTATTCAATGTTGATAAAACATATTATTTGAGTTTTACAATTACTAAAACAGCAGGTAGTGGAAATTTCCCATGTAGATTAATAGATAATACTGGAAGAAATATATTTGTAAGTCCTAATTTATCGGTAGGAAATTCAATAAGTGTAGATAAATTAGAAATTCAAGGAGTATTTCCTAAATTAGTTTTTACTGTTGTTAATCCTTTTGTTGGAGAAGAATTCGAAATAACAAACTTTACTGTTTTTGAATCATATATAGAACCAGATTGTTTAGCAATTGAAGGTAATGTTTTAGAAAATAGATTAAATCCTTTTCTAATGGATGTTGATTACTCATTCTCTCAAGTTCAAGCTGTAAATCAACAACTAATTTTAACAGGTAGTGCAACTCGATTTGCTGTTCCTGAATCAAATTATACTATGTTACGTAGTGCAAATCCTAGATATAATGGATCCAGAAACACAGGCCAATATAATTATTCTCAATCATATTCTCCCTCTAGTATAGTTCCTGGATATCCAATTGATCATTTTACACAATTTTTTGCCTATTTTGATTGGGTAGGAGGTTCAAATCCTCAATATCCTGGAGGAGGTAATACTCATATCATTTATTTAATAAATGCTGAGACAGAAGAACTAATTACTCTTTCAGAACAAAATAAAAATGTAGAAACAGTTTCTCAAGTATTTAAACAAGGAGATACTACTTATATTCTGCCCTTTTCCCAATCAATAACGGCAGCACCCTTTTTATCTACAATAGTTGAAGGAGGAGCTTTATATGATAGTATAATGCTTGTAACAGGAAGTGAGAATCCCTCTATATTTCCAATAGTAAACGGAAGTGAAGCTCCTACAGGATATGTGTATTTTACCACAAGTAGTATTACAAATCTTACAGATAGTGGCTCAGTATCTGAAGAATCCGGTCATAGTTGGATCTATACTACCCTTAGCTCACAAATATCAATAGGAACTATTGATAGTTTTGATTTTGGAGCAAGTAGAGGTAACATAGGTTTAAGTATATACAATAAAAGAACAGGAGAACAAGTTAATGGTAGCAATACTACACCCGATACTATAAATTATAAAGACACATATTTCCCTCTCCAAACCTCAGACTTTATAAGATTTGGTACATTAACAGCCGGAAGTCAATCATTAGATGGATCATTTAATGGGGGAGGTCTTTATCGAGTAACAGGCTTTATAACAGGTTCAACATCTTTTCAACAAACATCAAGCATAAATATCTCCCCAGCATTATCGGGATTTGCCCCTAATACCTCACTAATTAATCTTACTAATCAAAACTTTAGAATATTTAGAAGAGTACCAAATGAAACATTTGTATTAACAAATACTGTACCTTACCGAGGATCGGGTTTATTGATACCATATAATTTAAATCCAAAATATAATCCTTCAGCCATAGCAAAGAAATTAGGATTGTAGATTCTATAACTAATATATATTTATAACAAAATACTTGATAATAAAATGGGATATTTAAATAATTCGGTAGTAACAATAGATGCTATTTTAACTACAAAAGGTAGAGAATTATTAGCTAAAAATGATGGTTCTTTTAGAATCACTCAATTTGCTTTAGCTGATGATGAGATTGATTACACTCTATACAACCCAACACACCCTTCCGGTTCCGCATATTATGGTGAGGCATTACAAAACATGCCTTTGTTAGAAGCTTTTGCTCAAGAAACACAGGCCATGAAGTATAAATTAACTACTTTACCTCGTGGTACAGCTAAATTACCTATTTTAGATATAGGATATTCAGCTATTGTTATCAAACAAGGTGCTTCGTTAGCTATTACTCCTCAAACATTAAATTATTTTGGAGGAAATACTTTTGAGGCCGGTGGATATACAGCAACTATTTCTGATGTAAGATTATTTAATACTTTTGAGGGAGTAGGAGTTGATACAGTAGCAGCACAATCATTAAATACATCAATAACTTTAGGTACTAATGTATCTAAAACAGTAGTAGGTACTACAATTAATTTAAGAGCAACTACTATAAATACTTTATTTGGTACAAATAATGCTTTATATGCTTCTTTAACTGTAATAGGTAGAGATAGTGGTGCTCGTTTAACTATTCCTGTAACAGTAACTAAAGTATCCTAAAATATAACATATGTCATTTAAAAGATTAGAAACAGATGATTTTGTAATAAGTGCCGATTCAGTTGCATCCACATTGTGGTCAACTGGTAATCCTACCTTATCTACATTTTTTACTTCTTCAACACAAGAATCAAGCACCTCAGGTGACTATTATTTAAGTGTATATAATACTAGTTCAGCATCCTCAGGATCTGCTGTACAATTTTCAATTGTCTATGGTAATTCTTTAGGTAGTGGTAGTGCTAATTACAATAATTTAGTAAATGGTAAATCACCCACCTCAACCATTTACGGTCAATACCAGAATTTAGTATTAGGAGATGAAAATACAGATTTTATTTTTGGTAATATTACTTCTTCTGAATTTTTTGCTTTATCATTAGATCGAGCCAGATATAAAGAAAAAATATTTTTAGGATCACTATCACTAACTATTTCAGGATCTTCTGGATCAATTACTTTAACAGATGATAGTGCATATGCCTCTTCTATTGTATTTAATGAGGCAGGCAGGGTATATCAACTAATTTCAGGTTCTTCAGGTACTAAAAACACATCTAAAAATAGTAATGGATACTCAGTTAATTCTGGTTCTTATGGATTATTATTACCTGATATTGGAACTATTATATTAAATCCTCTAGCATTAGCTGACTTTGCAGTTAGTGGAGGAATTGGTTTACAATATAGTGGATCAGCCTCAGCTAACACTGCTCCTAATGTATCCCCCAATACATCATTATTTAGAGCACTAAGTGGTTCAGCCAATTTTAGATTAAACTCTGAAGAAACAATTACCTCAGATTATATTTTTGTAAGACCTAGAAGTTCTGAGTTCAATTACTCAGAAAACCCATCATTTATTTCAGGATCTACTGGTGAGGTAATTTATAGTGATTTTATTAACAACCCTCAAGTATATATTACTACTATTGGTTTGTATAATGATAACAACGAATTGTTAGCTGTAGCAAAATTATCAAGACCGTTGGTAAAAGATTTTACAAAAGAAGCTTTAGTAAGAGTGAAATTAGATTTCTAATGAATGAGCGCCTACAAACAATTCCTATCCTCCGACATAATTGTTACTCCTTTTGAGGTAAACAAATCGTTTACTTTTAAAGGAGCAGCCTCCTTAACAGGTTCTGATGTTGGTATAGATAGATTTCTAGGAAAAAACATTCAATCTAATCCTTTTATCTCTGGATCAAATCCATCCACAGGACAAATTTCTTCCCAAGATCAAGAATTAGTATATGAATCAATAAAGCATCTTTATTATTCTAATTACCTTAATTCTACACCTAGTTATGGTTCTCCTGCCTCAACCGCTAGTTTAGTACCTGGAAGAGATACAGCAGGGGATGTTTTAGTAGGATCTACCTCCTCGGCTGGTAGATATGAAAATTATTTACAAACATCTTTAACTTTTAAAAAATATTTTCCTACTGAATCCAATTCTATTATAGGAATTATTTCTATTCCATCCCAACTGTATGGAACTTATATCCAACCTGGTAGTTTTTATTTCCAATCCGAATCAGGTAGTGTTCAAGATGATGGACAAGGTAATATATATTTTACTTTAGATGGAGGGTATGCTGGGAATATATATTATTCTCAAGGTATAATAACTTTAACTAATGACAACACTCCTGGAGGAGGAAGTAAATATGGTGAAGGAATATATGGAAGTGGAACCTATGGGGCTGATTATCTCCCATTTATTGAAAACTTTATTTCCTCATCTAATGTAACTTGTTCATTTTCCTCATCTTTTAGTTTATATGAAACTCAATATAAATGTACTATTAGAGAAAATGAGTTTAATTTTAGTTTGAACCCCTCAATAATCTCAGGCTCAACAGATGGTACTCCTTACGATTTTGTAACAAGTTCTTATTTTAATCCTTATGTAACAACAGTAGGTTTATATAATGAGGAACAAGAGCTTATAGCAATAGGTAAACTATCTCAACCATTACCTATTAGTTCAACAACAGATACTACAATACTCATAAACATAGATAGATAATATGTGGTTACACAAAGAAAAAGTTATTAGCTCCATTGAGGAAATGCCTCAAGGAACATTCGGTTTTATATACATTACTACCCACAAATCAAGTGGGGTGTCGTATATTGGGAAGAAATCGTTATATCACAACGTTAGACGTAAATTAACCAAAAAAGAACTGGCCGAGCAAACCGGTAGAGGTCGCAGACCAATTACCCAAGTAGTTCAAAAAGAATCTGATTGGAAAACGTATTACGGATCTACAAAACAGATTGTAGAACTCATTAAGGACGGTAAACAAGAGGACTTTACCCGTGAGATTATACAGTTTGTTTCTAGTAAAAAGCTTCTTACTTACTATGAATGTAAGTACTTATTT